CGCTCCCGTGTGGGGAGCGACTATTTCGGCGGACGGTATAAGACGGCTATAAAGAGAATAAAAGCGTTTTGATATTTCGTCAAATTTGGTTGCTGGAAAAGTTCTGTCATACGCCTTGCCGCTTTTCTTGTCGCGATACGATAGTTCGCAATAGATAAAGGCTTTACTTGTCTTCGCACGGGTTCCCGTACCAATGTTCAGCGAAATAGAACGCTCTTCATCGTCCACACAATATACAACCATTAATTTCTCCCCCTCATTTGTTTGGCCTTTAGATAAAAGCCAACATGTGTTTATAAATGCTTTAACAAATGCTATTAAAACAGACTTGCTTGCCTTGCCTTGTGTTTGCCTGCCGTGTACCCTATACGGACATTCAATGCCTGTGTTTGTGCTTGCGCGGGCCTTCTAGTATACGGCAGATGCCCGCAAGGATTAACGCTAGTATTGCGCTTCCTATCGTCGTCGCCCCCTCTCATAGGGGATTTCGCGTACCGTCATGCCGGTATCACATCAACTGGGTTGTCCCAGTCGCAAGCGTTGCCTTCATCGTCCAGGATGGCCGGATAGTCACTCCAATCATTGGATTCACGGGCTTCCTGCTGTGCTGCTTCCCACGCTGGGGACGGTGACCACATTACAATATAATCGTTGCCGTCATTATCTGTGGCGTGTGCGTAATACCTGACCGCCCCGTCTGTGCCGTAGTTGTCGGCGTATGCGTCCTGTTGCAATGTGTAGGTGTGGCCTGCGTAATTAACTTGTGTACCCATAATGTAATCTCCTTCTGCCGCTTAACGTCCGGCTGACGTATTAACAACGGATGTTCGTTTGCTTTCTATATTTCATATCTTACACTTGCCTTTTCTATTTGTCAATAACTTTTTGTATTTTTATTCAAATATTTTTTCACATATATTCTAATATATACTATGATATATGGGGGGTGTACCCCTATTATATAAGCCACTTTTGGCTCTCTAACCCTCTTCACCACCCCAAAAATTCAAACTGGAAAAAATGCAAAAAATATGAATAGCTAGCATTAATATTCATTTTAAATATGTGCTTAGTCAATGAATGTATTGACAAATCAGGAAAAATGTGATAAAATAAAAGAAATATTGCAAAGCGGTTGCCATTATGGCATAATATTCAATGGTGATATTAAATGACGGTAGGTCAGAGGATACGAGAAATTAGAGAAGAAAAAGGAATGACTTTAGAACAGGTTGGCAATCTCTGCGCATTATCTAGGCAAAGGGTGCAGAAAATAGAATCCTCTGGAAATAATTTGAAGATTGTTACTATACAGAAGATTGCAAATGCGCTAAGATGTTCTGTTATAGATATATTGGATATTCCGCTTGGCCTTGGAACAGATAAAAAAAGCGGTTGTTGCGCAAATGCTGAGAATTGTATGTTTTTTAAACCGATAAAGTAAGTTTTAGAGCGCCAAAATTATAGAAAGTTACAGGTAGAGCGCCGTTTAGAAAGGACGGTGGCTCTATTTTTTATGCTTTCGGAAGAAATGCAGGCAGGAAAGGATAAACTCCTGCGTGAAATAAAAGAATATCCGCATATGGATTCTGCGCTTAAAGCCAAAAAATGCCTTGGTTTGCGCACCATTTATGACCATGATAAGGACATAGAACATGCCTTATGGGCCAACTATGAGCTACGTGAAGCAATTTATGAAGAGCTAAAACGTCCAGATTTATCATCAAAAGAGCATAAAAAAGAGCTCAATTTATATTGGCAGACATTTCTTTTTGCGGCTCCATATGATTTTCACAGTTATCTTCTTTACATGGAGAAAGACAGAGAGCCAGAAAAGAAGTTTTATCCGCCGCGAATGGAGGTTCTGCGCCCGATTGTGCAGGATTTGCAGGGCTTGGCAGACGATAAGCTGAATATATATGGGCTTTCACTCCCCCCCGGAACCGGGAAAAGCACATTGGGAATTCTTTATATGACGTGGCTTATGGGCCGCAATCCTGACATGCCGTCGCTTGCTTCTGCGTATGCGGATAAACTCACAAGGAGTTTTTACGACGGTGCAATATCATTCATGAAAGACGCTGAATACAAATACAACGAGATTTTCCCTGATTCCCCAATTTCCAATACGAATGCAAAAGAAGAAACGATTGACCTCGCACGGCAACATAGGTTTAAAACTCTCACTTGCCGTTCTATTGACGGTGGATTAACCGGCGCTACACGATGCGAAAGCCTTTTGTATGCGGATGATATGGTTTCCGGCTCCGAAGAAGCTTTGAACCGTGACCGTATGAACACGCTTTGGACAAAGTTCACCGACGACCTCATGTCCCGTATGAAGGAAAACTGCAAAATGCTAGTTATAGGCACTAGGTGGAGTGTTTGGGACCCACTCGGCCGCCTTGAAACTCAGTATGAGAACAACAAAAAGGCAAAATTCGTTAAAATACCGGCGCTTGACATCAACGGACACTCAAACTTTGAGTACAAGTACGGTGTAGGATTTTCTACCGAGCACTTTAAAATGCTAAAAGACAGTATGGACGACATTTCGTGGCGCTCCATCTATCAGCAAGAACCGATTGAGCGCGAAGGCGTCCTATACCATGAAGATGACCTGATGTATTTTGATGGCAAGCTCCCAGACGATAGACAACCCGACGCGATTGTGGCTGTATGTGATAGCAAAGGGCAAGGTAGAGACTATGTTTCAGCGCCGTGCGGCGTTGTTTATGGGGATTCAGTCTATATTACTAGGTGGGTTTTTAACAACGGGCTTCCCGGTATTACAAAGCCGCTTGTTGCAAAAATGTGTATTGATAGCAAAGTGTCCCGGCTTGATGTTGAAATGAACAATGGCGGTGATTATTACGCAGAAGGCGTAAGCCAGATTATTCGTGATAGCGGAGGGTATACTTCAATTCGAGAATTTTACACATCTTCCAACAAAATCACAAAAATTGTAACGGAAAGTGACTTTATTAAAAAGCACTTTGTATTTTTGAATCCCCATGATGATAATACACCAAAGGAATACAAAGACGCTATGCGTAACATGTTTGGCTTTACTGTCACAGGGAAATCAAAACATGATGATGCGCCAGATTCGCTTGCTATGCTCTCTCAGCTTGTAAAGGATTTGTCTGGAATGGAAGTCAGAATAATTGACCGAAGGGCGTTGCCATTTTGATTTGTATTGTACGATACATATAGCTACTTGACAAATTAACTATTTTGTGGTATAATATATGGTGTAAATTGAAAAATAGAGCACCTTCGAGTGCCAAATACCAATCATATTTTTTTACCAGCTGGAGCAGAAGAAGGCGCAACATGATATTTGGAATCAATAATTATGAAATTCTCGATAAAAATCATAAGTTTCTCGGGCGCAGAGCGATTTATACATCTCGTGCAGAAGATGAAATTAACGAAAACACGATTCCAGCTATTGTGAATGGCGCTATGCAGCGGCATCTTATCAACAGGCAGGAAATCATATATCTATTTCAATATTTTCGTGGCGACCAGCCAATCCTTTACCGAGAAAAGGAAATAAGGCCGGAAATTAACAATAAAATTCCAATCAACAATGCCTATTCCATTGTCCGCAATTCTACGGGCTATTTTCTCGGTGAACCTATTCAGTACACGGCAAAAGAGAAGGAAGATTCAGATAATGTCCTCAGGCTGAATACATTTATGGACAGCGAGAATAAAGCTCAGGAGGACATGAAGCTCGCACAGGATGCTTCTATTTGCGGCACTGCATATCGTCTTGTCACAGTTGACAATGCAAATGAAGCGGACGAAGCGCCTTTTGAGATTCCAACACTAGAGCCATGGAATACTTTCGTCATATATTCATCAAGGGCTGGCCATAAGCCGATTTTGGGGGTTACATATAGCTCACTGCTTGATGATAATGGCAATATAAATGGCACACTTTACACGATATATGACAAAGAATATCAATATCAATATTCCGTTAAAGGCGGATTCACTACAGAAATAAAAGCTTCTGACATGATAGGCACTCCGCAGGTGCATTTTCTAGGCTCAGTGCCAATAGTTGAATATCCAAACAATGAATTCAAAATTGGCGATTTTGAAGTTGTAATGACAATTTTGGACGCGATATCGCAACTTCATTCCGACCGGATGAACAGCATACAGCAAATCGTTAATTCAGTTTTGGTGTTTGTCGGATGCCACCTGAAATCTAAAGAGGAAAATAAAGCCGCAGGGGCGGGAAATACAAGCGACTATGAAAAGCTCCAGCAGTATGGGGCAATGGAACTCCCCGCTACAGGAAGTACAGTGAAACCCGACGTTAAATATGTTAGCGCCTCAGTAGACCAGAACGAAGCGGAAACGCTCGCACAGACGCTGATTGATTATGCCTATGCAATTTCAGGCATTCCAGACCGGAAGCAGAAAAGCGGCGGAAGCGGTGACACCGGGGACGCTGTCTATCTTCGTGATGGGTTTCAGTCTTTGGAACTTGTTGCCCGCGTAAAAGAGCGCAATTTTAAAAAATCAGAGCGGGAAATTCTTCGGATGGTTTGCCGCATTTTAAAAGTGTTCAATAGCATTGACTTAACACCAATGCAGGTTGACGTAAAGTTCATTCGCAACCGTACAAATAACCTTGTCAATAAGTCTCAAGCCGCATCCAATTTACAAAGCACTGGATTATTTGCACCGGAAGATATTATTCAAATTATCGGCGTTACGGACGACCCGAAGCAAATGGCAGAGCGCGGGCAGAAATACAAAGAAGAGCAAAATGCAAAAGCTACTGCATCAGGGGAAAAGCAATCCGCAAAAACGCCAAAAAAAACGATTGGGAGCGTGAAGAATCCAGATGACACTACAGATGGAGAAGAATAAAAAAGTGGTACTAAAAACCATAAGATGCCCCTGCTGCCATAAAATTGTTGGAGAAGTACACGGGGACTACCGGTTGTGGTGCCATAGATGCAAATTGTGGATAATTGGGGATACGATGAGCCAAGAAAAACCACTTATTTTAAAGAAGAGCGAGACAAAATAATATTTAAGGGGATGCCTTTTGATAGGAAATAAAGATGCTCCTACTTTTTGTAGCTGAGGGACTGGCTTTTTAGGCTTATTGACAATCACCTTTATTGTTTTGAAACTCTGCCATGTGATTGTATGGCCGTGGCTTTGGGTATTGTCCCCTATTTGGATTCCAGTTGCAATCATTGTTATTATTTGCCTCATTGCAACGACGTGCTCCTAA